TCCAGTTTGAAATACTGGTCATGACCCATGAGGATGAGCTTTGGCTCACCACCATTTTCCCGAATCTTCTGGATACAAGTATCAATCAGATTGAGGGAGAGGTCACGGCCTACACCAGCGTTATGGCTGACGTTAGCAGCAGCATTCCAACCACCAGCAGTCCGTGCAGCCAACGTTAGGTCAAAAGCCCTGCTGTTAGCAACCAAACCACCCGAAGCAGCCCCGTCCTCAGATACTACATCATCCAAGCTGGTGAACCCAGCGCGGGAATATACGTAAGCTAAGTCACCAGAAGCCCACGCAGGGCTAGAGGTATCGACGGTTACAGTGGCACCACTATGGACGGTACTAGAAGCACCACCAACAGTGACACCAGAAGTAAGGTCATGAGCAGAACCAGAACCGTCGTAACGGGCAAGCTCATCACCTATATGGAAGTTGTTAGCAATGGCAGCACTACCGAAAACGACAGTGGTACCACTACCACCAGTGGCCCTGGCAGCAGCCAAGGACAACAGTTCAAAGTTGACCTCTTTCATGTGGTCTAGCTGGGCGTTTTCATTCTCCAACGCCAGCACATCACCAACACCGCCTTCTAACTGGGCGGTGAAGACTGACTTGACCGATGCACCGAAGGTTGTAGCAACGATTCGGGGCAAGCTGGAAACCGTCTGGATAGCAGAAATATCTACTGTCGGGAGATTACCAGTTTCTAGGATGGGCGCACTACGATTAGTGCCCCGGTCAGACCGAATCCTCCAACCAGCTGTGTTACCCCACACAGTACGTGGGATAGCATTAAAAAATCTAGTTTGGTTGTTCAAAGCCTGCCAGACTTTCCGTCCATACGTGGTATTAAAAATACCAGTAGCGGTATCAACCGTAAACGGGGTTCCGACACCAGCACCAGCTTTCTTCATAAAGCCGGGGCCAAATACGCTCTGATACAACCCTCTTTGTGACTGAGCAATATACTCAGCAAGGGATGGATTAGACATAATTTATCTCCTTAATCTTGTTGTTTGAATTATCCCAGGAGTTCCCGTGGAATACCCTCAGTCTCACCACTCTCGATATTTTCCTGCAACCGACGCAAGTCCTGATAGGACAATTGCATCATTTGGTCAACGGTATCCAGGCCAGAAGATTCCTTCTGAATTACTGTAGTTCCATCTAGACCAATGCTGTCTTCATATCGAATAACAGTGGGGCGGGTAAGGGAAGTTTCTTCCCTAAAACCCATCTTACGTAGACGGCCTTCCGTCTCCTGCTGTACGGCTTTCTGCACATTCAAGCTTCCTTTCAGGGCAGACTTTAAAGAATTAATTTGCTTCTGCATCTTTGCCAATTCTGGGTACTCTTGGGCTGCATTCTCTAGGGAATAGCGCATCGCCTTATCTTCATCTTCTTCATCAGGTTCCCCATTATCTTCGTCCATGGCCTCGTCTTCGTCATCAGGAAATTCTTCTTTCTCTTCTTCATCCCAAGGCATCCCTTCTTTCAACAAGTCAAGCTGCTTCTGCATTGCTTGAATAGTTGCCTGTTGGTCAGCCATCGCTTTTACAGGGGTGACAGCCTTTTCGGTGTCATCGCTACCTTTCTTCATTGACCCTGCTTTGCGAACTTTGTCTCCGTCCAAATCCAAACCCGCGTCAGCCTTAATCAGGCCATATACTTCTCCTGCTACTGCTTTAATTATTTCCTCTTTCTCTATTGCATCCTCTTCCTCTTGAGCCAATTCCATATCAAAGTCATCTTGCTTACTTATTCGGGAGTCCATCTTGTGCAAGACCTCCGCAACAGCAGCGAGAGCTAGATTAGAACCTTCAATCTGCTTTTCCAATCGTTCTACCACATCATAATCATCAGCCATGTTGTGTTCTCCTTCCTCGCTCAGAAAGTTGGTCTAAGCCACCTCCGACTTCCCGAAAAATAAATAGAATTTGTACGAATTTCGTACTAATATATTATACTATGGGTTTCTGAATATTTTCGATTTTTATACTATAATTGTGGTCAGTTTTCCTCTTCTAGGGGAACTTCACCTGTAACCGTAAGCTTTAGAATTTCGTTTCTAAAGTCATACAGAGGAATTTGTACCAATTTCTTGAATTTTTCACATTGAGTGCCCTCAGGTATGGAGGCTTCAACTAAATCCAATACTTTGCCTACCATACGTGAATGCTTTGCTATAACATACTCCTGTAAGGGAGTTACTTTGCTCACATCTACCATAATCTAGCTCCTTTTATTGCATTTGGCCTAATGAAATCGCCCCTGAAGCCAGAGCATTCATATATTCTTCAAGCTCTGCTTCTAAATTCAGCCCTGTACCCTCACCATTTTCTTCATCGGCCTCTAAAAGTGCCAAATCCATTGCGGTCATAGGCTTGGGCTGCTTCCAATAACCTTTCACTATACTCACCCCCCCATCTTTATTTTCTCTTTCATGAGACTCTACCCATCTAGGTTCTAACGAATCCACCATCGCTTCATAACCCTCATCTTCTGCTAATTTTTTTACTAATTCAGGATATTTCTGTTCCATCCAATTTGGAAAAGAAGCTGGGTTCGTTTCAGAATTAATTTCTCGTTGTAAAGTGGTTGCAATAACGTTCATATTCATTATATATTATACTCTTTATTTGGATTTCCTTCTAAAGCCACCCTTTGGATTTTCTTTTTCGTAACCCTTTCCTTTTCCTCAAACCCCCAACGTTCTCTTAATCCCGGCCTACGCAACAGTTCCTGTCTTAGAGTTTCCAATTCATCTTCATCAAGCTCCCCACCAAAGCCAGGGGTGAGGAGCCTAATATCATAACCTGTACGGTCTGTGAATGTTTTTTTAGGTGACTTAAACTTTGGCATAAGTTGCAGCCCATACATCTTGCATAGTACTATTAAACATGCTTGGAGTATCATCAAATCTGTTAAGATAAATGACTTCCATACCCACATTTCCATAAGATGGGTGCCAATACGTAACTACTTGTTTAGGTGGAGTCATTGCCTGAACGCGCTGTAAAGCGAATTCATCCCCACCTTTCACAGTGCCACATATATATACTGACCCAGTACCAATATCCATGACATCTACTCTATGGAAATGCCCCATCATGACATCTGAAAAGGTTCCTGGCATAACTCCATCATGTTCAACAATAGTACTTTCAAGGGCTTGTTTAAACTGGAAAACCCCACGCATATTTCCAATCATTCGACTAATAGATGCGGAACTTCCCCCACCAGAGATAGCATCACCATGAAACATAAGGACATTTTTCCCTGCTATGTCCACTATATGAGCAAAAGATTTAGGTATATCAAATTGGATATTCTTCTGCTTCGCACAGAAAGCTGCCATCCATTGATAGGCTAAATAGTCCCAATCCATGTATTTATCCTTCATTGGAGGCTTCCTTGTCATTCGTCCATGATTCCCCACCACACAAGGAACCTTAATGGTTTGAAAGTGTGGGGCTAGGAACATAAGAGCTTGAGCTATAGAACTAGCGGCATGTAGCATTTGCATCATACAATTATCGAGGTTAGTACGAGACAATTCTTCATGTATATCACCGCTAACCATATCTCCTAACATAGGAACTATTAACTCATTAATAGGACATACATTACGCCTAAATGTAGCTAAATTTATGACTTGACTCGCCCAACCTGATAATCTCCTATTAAAAATATCATAATCATAGGAGTTCATAGACATTAATTGGGATGAAAACACTTGTTCCCCTACATGCGTGTCAGTAAGGACAGCCACCATAACTTGAGGTTCGGATGATTTGCCTTTGGCGGGAGGCGGTTTAACAGGTACAGCATCAAAAGTTGGTGCATAAGTTTGAATGGCATCTACAATTAATTCCTTCTTTGCATCGGATGCAATCACCTGATTATATAGTTTTTTATAGTAGGCTAGTTCAGATTTATACGTAGCTACTTTCTTATCAAGCTTAGTTCTATCCTCTATTGACTCCAAGAGTTCGTCTTGGTCTACCTCTTCGTCGTTGAAAACCTCTCTGTCGTACCAACGTTGGACGGTTGTCCTGTGAATCGCTATTCCGTATTCGTCCTCTATCCACTTCGATATCCCCGTCCACGTTTCCCCCTCTTGCTTCTTTTTTATTATCTCTAATCTTGCCTGTTCTGGAATCATAAGCCCTCCTTACTGTGAGTACAATTATTGTTCCGCACATACGACAATTTAAATCTCGGTCTTCATTGACATACATGCTGCCTGAACACTTAGGACATATGTTATCAGAAATCTTAGCTGTAGTCAAGTTTATATAATGCGGTGAGTAGCGGAGCTTCATCCCCCGCATCCTCCAAAGCTTTACGCATTGACTCTAAAGATTTCGTTCTGTCGGGATTCATAGGTATCCATACATTCCCTTCTTCATCTAATCTAGGATTATCTTCTCCCTTCTTTTCATCAATCTCTTCTTCATCATGGCCTGTATCTTCTTCCCCCCCTCTAGCTAATGAATCTTGTTCGTATGTATTCATACCAAACGATGACATTTGCATCTGCATAGGATTCTCATTACTAGTGGCGGGGGGTTGCTCCATACGTATTCTACGATGGAAATCTTCTGCCATACCTCTAGCTTGTTCGTTCATATTGGGATGGAGTAAAT